GCTGCGGCTTTGGGTTTTAACATGGTTGGCTTTGCTCAAACCGCAATTGCCTCTAGCTATTATGGCTGGGTTGGCTTGAACGGTATGCTAAGAGTTAACTTGCTGGTTGCTTGCAATCCCAAAGTGCCTTTGTACACCACAGCTACCGCTGGTTCGCTGGACGACACAACCGTGTCTGCTGGCTTTATCCAAGGTGTCGTGGCTAACACATCGGCTACTTCTGCATCAGCGCCATTCTGTATGGTCAACAATGCAGGCTTGATGATGGTTGGCGCAGGCTAATCAGAAACGATGCCCCACTCAAAAGGTGGGGTGTCTTTTTAATGAGTTCTTTGCCTTTAAAAATTACTGGTAAATGTGTCGCAGAAGATGAGGCGCTATTTGCCAATATGGATGCGGCAATTGCCCGAGGTTACCCACAGGTTAAGCAAGCGCTGACAGCCAAGACCGGTGCAATCTTGTTGGTGGCAAGCGCCCCAAGCGTTAAAGGGCAGTTAGAGCTTATTAAAAAGATGAAAGCGGCGGGGTTGCCTATTGTGGCAATCAAGGGCGCACACGATTGGCTAATTGAGAACGGCGTAACGCCCGACTACGCATTAGCCATTGACCCGCAAGAGCACCGGATAGCGTTTTATAAACCGCAGCCATCCGTGCATTACATGATTGCAAGCCAATGCCATCCGGCAATGTTTGACAACCTTGATGGGTATCAGGTCACGCTATGGCATCCATACGTTAAAAAAGGGCAAGACCGCCCTAAAAACTGTATGCTGATAGGTGGGGGTACAACCTCGGGATTAAGGGCTATATCTTTGTTCTACGTTCTTGGATACCGCCAGTTTGAATTGTTTGGGTTTGATTCATGCAATGATGGCGAGCTGCTAAGAGTTAACGGCGATGGGCTAAAGGATGGGGACAAGCTGATTGAGGTAAAAATTGATCCTAATGGCGAAACCTTTGATTGCAATACGGCAATGGCGTTGCAAGCCGAGCATTTCCAAACCTATTACGATTATTTGCCCGATGCCACATTTAATGGGCATGGGCGTGGGTTAATTCAAGCCATCATTAAGAAGCGGAATCAAAACATGATGGAGCTTGGCGGCATCATTGATGACAAAGGTGAACTTAATGAGCGCACATCATTCATCCATTGGGGCGACAAGAATGCCGCAAGCTGGCGCTACCGAGCCAATATACCAGCGGCGGATTGGGCAAGCCAAAACGACTTGACCGCCGACACACTGATATTTGCCAAGCCGCAAGCCAATGAGTTAATGGACATGGCGCGAGCCAAAGCCCGAGGTGCTTGGGTGGTAGTGGATTTCTGTGATGATCATTTTGATTGGCTGCATTACCAAGAGGCATTGCGCCTTGCGGATGCGGTGACTTGCTCAACTACCGAGATGGCTAAAAGAATTAAAGAGTTAGGGCGAAATGCTACTGTCATTGCCGACCCTTATGAGTTTCCCGAGATGCCACCGCATTACGCTGGGACAAATTTGCTGTGGTATGGGCATCACGTTAATCGTGATAGCTTGCAACGGATACTGCCTGACCTTAAGGGATACCCTTTTGCGGTAGTGTCAAACTTTGATGGGGCGATTCCTTGGTCGAAAGAAACCATGTTGGAAGAATTTGCCCGAGCCGATATAGTGGTGATCCCTGCCACAGCTCCTTATAAGAGCGCAAACAGGGCAATTGAGGCAATTCGTCAAGGGTGTTATGTGGTTGCAGAGCCGCATCCGGCCTTGGAGGGTTTCCCGATCTACATCGGCAACATCAAAGAGGGCATCGAATGGACAAAACAGCAGAACATGAACGAACTCATATCCAAGGCGCAGAGGTTTGTGACGGAAGAATTCTCGCCTCAAATACTGATCGACAAGTGGAAGATAGCTACGAAACGGCCTATAACCTTGGATGTGGAAAAAAGAAATGGGACGGTTGGATAAACGTAGACCTGCATTCCGACATTTCGGATATTAAATGCGACCTAAGAAAACTTGAAATAGCTAGTGATTCTGCGGATGCGGTAGCCGCAATTCACGTTTTAGAGCATTTTTATGAGTGGGAGGTCTATGACTTGCTAACCGAGTGGAAGCGGGTGCTAAAGCCTGGTGGCAAAATGATCCTAGAGCTTCCCTGTATGGATAAGGTGTTTGCCTATGTCCACAATTGCGTGGTTAAAAAAGAACCGTTACAACCCTTTATGACCATGCTTGCGTTATACGGCGACCCTAAACACAAAGACCCCGCTATGTGCCATCGATGGGGTTGGTTTCAGCGCCCATTGCAAAGTATGTTGGAAACCGTTGGGATGCAGCATATTACGTTTTGTGAGCCTCGTTACCATTTTCCATTTAGAGACATGAGGGTGGAATGCTTAAAGGGGTCTTAACCAACGCCGAGCGCCATGAGCAGATGGCAAAGTCAATGCACTTGCCCATGCTTAAGAAAAAAGGCAAATTTAACGATAGGCGCATGACCATTGCGTGTTACGGCCCAAGCCTTGCAGACACTTGGCGGCAACTTAAGCGCCCAATAATGACGGTATCGGGGGCGCATGATTATTTGGTGGAAAGAGGCGTAATTCCTGACTTTCATGTTGACTGCGACCCAAGACCGCACAAGGCGCAAATGTTAAGGAAACCGCAGAAAGAAACCAAGTACCTGATGGCCTCGGTCTGCCATCCTAATTTTTGGGAGACTCTTAAAGGGAAAAATGTTAAGGTATGGCATTTGATTAATGGTGATGATTTAGAAACGGTTGCATGGGTTGCCCAGCACCACAAAGAGGGAATGGAAAGCCTGATAGGTGGCGGTTCAAGTGTAGGCATGAGAGCCATGAATGTTTCGGCGGCTTTAGGGTTTCGCCGGTTTGACATTCATGGCATGGATTGTTCATTCACAAATAACCGCCATGCGGGTGCTCACACCGGCAAAGATCAAGTTAAAATCATGGTCAATGTTGGTTTGAGAACTTTCCAAACGACACAGCAGATGCTTCAAGCGGCAATTGAAATGGAAAATTTCATAGAAACGCAGGATGCGGAAGTGGTGTTTTACGGCGATGGATTAATGCAGGAAACTGCTTTCAAACTTAAGGAATTAGCATGAAAAACGAAGTAGCGGGTTGGACGGATGAGTCATTTATGGAAAGCAACCGCGGCAAGATGGCTGTGTTTTTCCATGCGGTTCAAGTGCAAAACAACTTTTTGACGGCTCAAGAAAAGCGCCCAATCTTTCAAGAACGTATTTTTTTGAAGAAATTAGTGCCTGGCGATAACACCTTAACAATTGATCGCCCCATGCGTGAGCAAGACATAGAAGATTACCCCGTTGAGTGGGCAAGGTTTGAGCAGAAGAAAGAAGCCATAGTAGCAGGCACACCAATTGAAGTTTGGACTGCAATTTCTGAGACTCAAAAAGCTGAATTCAAAGCGTTAAACATTTTTACCATTGATCAATTTGCACAGCTTGCGGACATTGCTGGCAACAAGATCATGGGCTTTAACGACTTGCGCGAAAAAGCGCGGACATTCATTGCGGCATCCCAAGACTCGCAGATGTTTGACAAAATACGAGCCGAAACAGATGCAAAACTAAAAGCCCAAGATGTTGAAATGGCTGAACTCCGTGCGATGATTGCAGAATTGACGGCTAAAAAATCCGGTCGCCCTAAAAAAGAATTGGTGGAGTAAATGGCGAACTACACATTACTGCAATTGGTAGATCAGGTTTCAGGCGAGTTAGGCTTGACTCAGCCAGCTTCGGTAATTGGGTCAACCAACAACCAAACTATGCAATTCTTGGCTTTGGCGCAGCGTCTAGGCAAAGACTTGGTGCGCGACTATGAGTGGCAAAAACTAGTTCAAGCCTACATTTGGCAAACTGAAACGGCGGTAAGCACTACCGGCACAATCACAGCGGGTTCTCGGGTCATTACGGCTATTCCTAGCACGGCAGCGCTACAGGTTGGCAACGTCATAACTGGCACGGGGCAAGCGCCTTATGCTGAGATTTTGACGATTGACAGCGGTACGCAGGTTACGCTAAATACGCCGGTTGCCACCTCGACCGCTGCGGTTTCAATGACGTTTGCCAAGCAAGATTACCCATTGCCGGACGGTTACGACAGAATGATTTCCGACACTAATTGGGACAGGACTGACCACTGGCGCAATCTTGGCCCAAAGTCATCTCAGGATTGGCAATTCTTGCAAGGCGGCATTATTTCAATTGGCCCAAGGGAACGCTACCGCATATACAACGGCAAGTTTAGGATTTTCCAAGCGCTAACCACTGTCTACAACTTTGCTTTTGAGTACGTTTCAAACTATTGGGTGTGTGCAACAGGTTCAAGCACAGGATCAAAACCAGCTTATACAGCGGATACAGACACATCAATTTTTCCTGATGATTTGATGTTGGCTGGTTTGCGGTTTTATTTTCTTAAAGCCAAAAAACTAGATTACGGCGCAGAACTAGCAGAATTCAATCGTGCATTGAGCTATTGCAAGGCTGGTGACGTACCTGTGTCGGCTATGAGTTTAGCGCCTGTGGGCATGAATCAGTTGGTTGGCCCGTGGAGTGTGCAAGACGGCAATTGGCCTAGTGTTTAAGGAGATGACATGAAACTAGATGGTTTGTACGCAAATATTCAGGCAAAGAGAGAAAGAATAGCTGCGGGGTCGGGCGAGAAGATGCGTAAGGCAGGCGCAGAAGGCGCACCTACGGCAAAAGACTTTAAACAAGCGGCAAAGACCGCCAAGCCTGAGAAGAAAAAATGACGGCGGCATGGACTCGCAAAGAGGGCAAGAATCCCGAGGGCGGTTTAAACGCAAAGGGTAGAGCCTCGGCAAAAGCAGAGGGCATGGATTTAAAAGCGCCCGTGAGGTCGGGGGACAACCCCCGTAGGGCATCATTCCTTGCTCGCATGGGCAATACGGCTGGCCCAATGGAAAAGAACGGCGAGCCGACTAGACTTGCTTTGTCGTTAAAGGCATGGGGCGCTAATTCTAAGCAAGAAGCCAAAGAAAAATCAAAAGCTATATCACGCCGAAATAAAGACTAATGTTAAATTCAATTGCCCGAGCATCCGGTTTAAGAACGCAAAGTTCTAGAACTATCTCCATTCCCGCCCCCATTGGCGGTTGGAATGCAAGGGATTCGCTTGGCGCTATGGCAATTGAAGATGCGGTAACGCTAACAAATTGGTGGCCTGGCACTAACTCCGTAGTTTTGCGCTATGGGTACACCCAATTTGCAACCGGCATCACGGGTCAAGTTGAATCGGTAATTGCGTATTCTGGCGTAACGGCTAATAAGCTTTTTGCGGCGGCAACCACCAAAATTTACAACGTCACGGCTGGCGGTGCAGTAGGTGCTGCCGATGTCTCAAGCCTTACCAACGCACGATGGCAATACATCAATATGCGGACTTCATCTTCATATTTAATGATGGTCAATGGTGCGGACAAACTACGCTTTTACGATGGCACTAATTGGGCTAAAGATGGCGATGGCGCGGGTTACGACATAACGGGCGTAGACACAGCAACGTGCTCAAACATTACGATGTTTAAAAATAGGGTTTGGTTAATTCAAGATGGTTCTCTTAAGTCTTGGTATTTGCCAATTAATAGCATAGCGGGTGCGGCGGTGGCGCTAGATATGTCAAGCCTTGTCCAGATGGGCGGCTACCTTGTAGCTGCAATGACTTGGACGCTAGACGCTGGCTATGGCATGGATGATTACTTAGTGTTTATCACCTCAAACGGTGAAACATTGGTGTGGAGATTAACCGACCCAACAACGCCAACGGGTATTGCATTGATTGGCATTTATCAATTGGGTGCGCCTATTGGTAAGCGCTGTTGGGTCAAGTATGGTGGTGACTTGCTTATCATCACTCAAGATGGCGTAGTGCCTATGAGTGGTGCGTTGCAAAGCTCACGGCTTGACCCTAGAGTGTCAATTACCAACAAAATACAGTATGCAATGAGCCAAGCCATTTCTACTTATTCGGCTAATTTTGGTTGGGATATGCTGTATTTTCCAAAAGAAAACCAACTAATTTTAAACGTCCCAATTTTTGAGGGCAGCCAACAACAACAATATGTAATGAATAACATCACAAAATCGTGGTGTAACTTTACTGGATGGAATGCTAATTGTTGGGCGCTTTATGAAGATGATCCGTATTTTGGTGGTGATGGCTATGTGGGTTTGGCATGGAATGGCTATGTAGATGACACTTCAGACATAACAAGTTTTGGGCTGCAATCCTTTCAAACATACGGGCAAGCCAATCAAAAGCAATGTCAAATGATTCGTTACCACTTGTTTACAAACGGCACACCAACGGTGTATGGCAATGTAAATGTAGATTACGACTTATCCGATAGCAGTGCAAGTTTAAATTTCACGCCAGTCAATGCTGCCACTTGGGATTCTGCGCTTTGGGATGTGTCTTATTGGGGCGACTCATTAGTGCCTAGCGCGGATTGGCAAGGAGTTACCGAGATTGGCTATTCATTTGCGCCAATTCTTAAAACAGCTAGTCAAGGCATACAAATTCAATGGGTGGCGGCTGATTTGGTGTTTACTGATGGCGGAACTTTGTGATTGTTGCATTTGAAAAATATGCGGCTTGCGTTGCAGAGGCGGCGGTTTTAAATGCAAATCATTGGTTAGAATTGTATGGAAAAGTTGGGTATCGATTTGATCATGGTGGCTTAGTTGATTTAGAAGCTATCAATGGTTTTGTTTACTACACATTGCGAGAAGAAGACGAATTGTGTGGTCATGTTGGTTTTATGATAATTAAAGCTCCATACTTAGGACAACTTATTGCCTTAGATGCGTTTTATTATATTAAACCGGAATATCGTGGGACTTTGGAAATTTGCAAGTTGCTTAAATTTGCTGGAAAGCATTTAATGGAAAATAAAATTGGTACGGTTGTAATCAGCCATAAAACTGGTGCAAATTTGTCACCTATTTTAACAAGAGCTGGCTATCAAGAATCGGGAACTACATTCTTTTTTAAGGAATCAAAATGAGCTTTTTATGTGAAGATGGCCCATCTGCGCCAACGCCGCCTGATCCAACGGTTATAGCAGATGCACAATCTGCCGCTAACATAAAGGGGGCTTTTGCAACGGCTCAAATTAACAATCCCAACATTACTAATCCTTACGGTAGTTCAACGACTCAGTATGGTGCAAACGCATTTTTTGCAGCTAATCCAGCCGCCGCCGCACAATTTAAGCAAGAAAGCTATGGTTTATCGCCTGAAGATTTTGCAAAATTGTATTCTAGTGATCGGCCTGGCATGGCTAACGCTTACAGCGAATACACGCCGTATGTTACGCAATCTCTCAATCCTGAATCGCAAAAGATTTTTGATACTCAACAAAAAACAAAATTGCAATTGGCAGATTTGTCAAATTTGGGAGCAAGTAACGCATTTAAAACACTAAGCACTCCTTTTTCGTTTACCGGCGATAAAAAATACGAGCAAGTTGTTGGCCCTAATGGGTTAACACCCAACATCGCACGAGATTTGATGCAAGCGTCTTTGAAGGGCGGTACGCCTAGCTCCGAGTTTAAAAAGTATGGTGGGTATGACGCGGTTAAAGCCGTATACGACAAAAGCGGCGGCAGTTATTCCAGTACAGGCAAAGGATACCCTGGACAAGACGCAAACACAACTATTGCTAATGCTGGCAATATTTCGCAAGGGCCTAATGCCGCTAACTTTATGGCGGGTACTGGGCCAAATGCCGCTAACTTTATGGCAAAGGGTGGGCCAAGCGCCAGTGGCTTTATGGCGGCGGGTGGGCCGAGTGCGGCTAACTTTATGGCAACCACTGGGCTTGACCTTTCCAATGTTGCAAATATGCCTATAAATTCAGGCACAACGGCACAACAAGCAATCATGGCTAGGTTAGAGCCACAAATTGCAAAGCAACGGGTAAGCACGGAAACGCAATTAATCAATCAAGGGTTGCGACCAGGCTCAGAAGCCTACAACAACGCAATTACTTTGTTGGGACAACAAGAGAACGATCAACGCACCCAAGCGGTCTTACAAGGTCTTGGTTTAGACATGAGCGCCAATGCACAAGGCTATGGTCAAGCGCTTACATCGGGGCAGTTTGGTAACACCGCACAAGGCCAAAACTTTGGGCAAGGTAATATCCAGCAACAGCTTTACAATCAATCACAAGCGCAAAACTTCGGTCAGGGTAATATTCAGCAGCAACTTTACAATCAAGCTCAAGGGCAAAACTTTGGTCAGGGAACTACCGCACAGAATACGGCAAACCAAGCGGCTGGGCAAAATTACACCCAAAACTACAACACCATTGCTCAAAATAATGCTGCCCAACAACAAAAGTTTGCTCAAAACACACAACGAGCGGCGTTTGAAAATCAAGCGCGGCAGCAAGCGCTGGCAGAGGCTATTCAACAACGTCAAATGCCACTAAACGAAATTGCGGCATTGATGTCCGGCTCACAAATACAAAATCCAGTATTTCAACCTTTTACAGGCGCAAATGTAGGGGCAGCGCCAATTGCTCAAACCATGCAAAACGCTTACGCCGGACAAATGAATGCGTACAACCAAGACGTAGCAAGTGCAAATGCCGATCAAAAAGCATTGTTTGATTTAGGTTCAGCGGCATTGCCATACATATTTTCTGACAAGCGATTAAAATCTAACATAACCCGCATTGGTACACACCCGCTAGGAATTGGTATTTACGAATACGACATTTTTGATCGCCATGAAATTGGTGTTATGGCTCAAGAAGTGCAAGATGTTTTGCCTGAAGCAATTCACATTCACCCAAGTGGCTTTATGATGGTTGATTATGGGAGGTTAAATGCCTGATATTAATTTAGCTCCTACCAATTACGATTTGGAAGCAATCCAAAAGCGGCGCAGAATGGCTGAGTTGTTAATGCAACAAGCGCAACAACCATTGGAAATGCCGCAAACGCCTGGTGTGCGTATAAGCCCAGTATCAGGGCTTGCCAAGCTGTTGCAAACATACACAGCAAATGAAAAGTTAAAAAAAGCAGACACAGAAGAAAAAGATTACCAATCGGATTATTTATCCGACCTTGGCTTTCTTATGCGTAACGCTGGCAAGTCCACGCCTGCGACTGAGGCTATTCCCGAGCAAGGGGGCAACCCCGCAGTTCCCGCCATGCCAGCGTCACCATTGTTGTCGCCCGATTTGTTGAGTGGCAACAACGCCAACAATTACCTTAAAACTAGTGCGGGAAAAATGGCTTTGGCGCAACTTTTAATGCAACAACAAGCCCAAGAGCAAGCAAGAGCGCAAAAACTACAAGATGCGGAATTGGAAGTGCGATCCGTTGCGCCAGGCGCTTCTTTGGTGCGAGGTGGCAAGCCAATTTATACAAATCCTAAAGAGTCGCCTCTTCGTGAAATCAAAACTATTGATAAAGTTACTGGAATGCCTGTGACTAAGTACGTTCCCGAAAATGTGCTTCAAGGCATGGGTGATATACCTGATCAATTTAAAGGCTTTGCGTCTGACTTGATTATGGCTAAGAATTTGCCACCTCAAATTATGAACGACCCGCAATTGCTTAATTTGGTTGGCTCACAATTGAATAAGCAAGCTGGTCAGGTTACTCAAGAAGATGTAGCCAACTATATGTTGAAAGTGGCAGAGACTAGAGCCAAACTAGGCTATGAGGGAATTCCTTTTGCCGAGCCTAAACCATTGACAGCCGCATCCAATCCTTTGATCAAGCCAACATTACCAAAAGGTGTGCCATTGGACGCAATTCCAACGGGTAAATTTACACCCGAGGGTAAGCCTGTTTACAAATCGCCCAACGGCAAAACTTATGTGGAGGATTGACAAATGGGTGAATACATAGGTGAATTAGTAGATGCGCCCGTTGCCAAACCAAAGGCAAAAATTAATCCGGCTTTAGTTAACGCATTAACGCCATCTGCCGCCCCACCAGTTCAATCGGCTCAACCTGTTGTTGGAATGTCGCCTAAAGATCAAGCGGCTTTTAATTTATCTCAAAAAAATCGAATGGCAGCAGAAGCTATAGAAATAGAAAAAGAAAAGCGCAAAAAAGAAGACCCGCTAGCGTCAATGACTGAATCAGAACGCACGGCGGGATTTTTATTACAAAGGCTAGATTTTGCCGAAAAACAATTAAAAGATACTTTACAAAAAAACCCTGATGCCACAAAACCGGAATATTTGCCTACTTTTGTTGAAAATTTTAGTGATACCGGCGCTAATTTAATAAGGTCAACACCTCGCCAACAAATAGAAACAGCGCAATATGAAATATTGGATACGGCTTTAACTTTAGGAACTGGTGCAAGTTATACGCCTGCACAAATCAAAAATTATGCCAAATCATATTTTGCTCAAATTGGAGATTCTCCAACGGTTATAAAAGACAAAGAAGACAGGTTGGCAAATGTTGTTAGCGCAGCAAAAATAAAAGCCGGACGAGCTGCCCAACTTATGCCCGAAGCAAAAGTAGGCAACAAACCGCCAGTAGGCGCACCACCGGAAGCCAAACAAGCACCTGATGGCAAATGGTATTCGCCTGATCCTGCTAGACCTGGCAAGTACATACAATATTAAAAGGATTGAAATGGCTGGCACACCTGTTGATTTTGACCCATTTGCATCTCAACCCAAGGCGGTTGACTTTGACCCTTTTGCGCCAAAAAAGCGGTCATGGACGGATGTGCCTGGTGAGTCGTTTTCCAACATTTTGCCAAGCGCAAAAAACTTGGCATCAGGTTTATATGAAGCTGTAACAAGCCCTGTTAAAACAGTTTCGGGTTTAATGGATGTTGCCGCTGGTAGCTTACAAAATGCTTTGCCAAAGCCTGTAGTTGAATTTGTTAACAAATTTGACGCTGATCCCAAAGCGGCGCAACGTGCGGTGCAAGCGGCTAATGCGGCTGGCGGAATGTTAAAAGATCGCTATGGTAGCGAAGAAGCCATAAAAAATACATTTGCAACAGACCCTGTAGGTGCGGCTGGTGACTTATCTTTATTGTTAACTGGTGGGGCGGGTATAGCATCTAGAACGCCGTTGTTGGCAAGAACTGCTCCCACATTAGGAAAAGTGGCAAGCATGGTTGATCCAATAAATTTAGCGGCTAAAGCGGCTGGCAAAACTTATGATTTAACAGGCGGCTTGGTTAAATCAGGGCTTGGAATGAAGACGGGTGTAGGAACGGAGGCAATTGAGCAGGCAACGCAAGCAGGCCGACAAGGGAATACAACATTCCTTGAAAATATGCGTGGTGATGTACCTATGACCAATGTTCTTGATGATGCACAAGCCAACCTTGCTCAAATGAATTTGAATAAGCAAAAAGATTATCGATCAGGCATGGTTAGCATTAAAAACGATAAATCTATACTTGACTTTAAAGGCATTGATCAATCCTTGCAAAATGCTGAAAGCAAGGTGTCCTATAAAGGAAAAATTATAGATAAAGTTGCGGTCGAAACTGTTGAAAAAATGCGAGCCAAGATTGATGATTGGAAAAACTCTGATCCTGTTGAATACCATACGCCCGAAGGTCTTGACAATTTAAAACAAAGTCTTTGGGAAGATTTTGGCAAATTAGGCAAAGACGAAAAATTAGCTTATTCCGCTGGTAAGCAAATTTATGATTCTGTCAAAACCGAGATTAGTAAACAAGCGCCTACTTACGCAAAGGTGATGAAAGAATATAGCGATGCAAGCGAGTTGACCAAAGAAATTGAACGAGCTTTATCGCTTGGACAAACCGCATCTGCTGACACGGCAATGCGTAAACTTCAATCGTTAATGCGTAACAACGTAAACACAAATTACGGTCAACGACTTAACCTAGCCCAACAGTTAGAAAGCGCTGGCGGCAGGGATTTAATGCCTGCATTGGCTGGGCAAGCTTTAAGCAGTAAATTGCCAAGAGGTATACAAAGCGCAACCAATATTCCATCTGCTCTTTTGGCATATGGAGCAGGTGGGCCAGCATTGGCGACACTTGATCTTTTGGCATCATCGCCTAAATTGGCAGGCGAGGCATCATATAAATATGGTCAACTTGCAAATGCCTTAACACAAGGTCAACAAGCGGCTTCTAAAGCTATACCTATGACGGCAAAACAAGCTAGATTAGCGGCTCTTTTAGGTTCACAATCTAATCCATACGCAATTGGGGAACAATAATGAGTTACAACGGCTCAGGCACATTTGTTATTAACACCACGGGTCAACCCGTTGTTAGTAACACGATTATTAGCTCGTCTACCTTTAACGCACTAACGGCAGACTTAGCCACGGGTTTGACTACAGCCTTGACTAAGGACGGTCAGACCACTACAACGGCTCGCATACTTTTTGCCCAAGGAATTAACTCTACGCTAATCACGGACGCATCTAGTGTGTCTACAGGTTCAATTTTTACAGCGGGTGGTGTAGGAATTGCCAAAAAACTTTATGTAGGGACAGACGCAAACATTGCAGGCACTTTGACGGTTACAGGTGTAGCTACATTTAGCGCTACGCCTATTTATTCAAGTTTGACGGCTTCAAGTGCTGTTGCAACTGATGCATCCAAAGCGTTGGTAAGTGTGACAAATACCGGCACAGGTTCAAACGTATTAGCAACAACCCCAACGCTAACTAATCCAACAGTTACCAATTATGTTGAAACGCCTTATTCCGCTAATAGTTCAACGGCTATCACGCTAGATTTGGCGAATGGCACAGTGCAAATTATTACCTTGACAGGCAATTGCGTATATACATTTCCAACACCAGTGGCGGGTAAGGGTTTTATTTTAGTTCACTTACAAGACGCAACAGGTTCTCGCACAGTCACATGGCCTTCAACAGTTGATTGGCCTAGTGCAACCGCACCAACGCTGACAGCTACAGCACTAAGGGCTGACAAGTTTGTGTTTACAGCCATAAGTGGCACAAGCTGGCTTGGTAGTGTTGCTGGACAGAACTACACCGTCTAAGGGATATAAATGTTTAGTTCAAATACTTCTGCTGCTGGTGGTGGGATTAAAGCGTTGGCGGTATCACACGATACAACCCCATTCATTACTGTTTATAGTTGGGGAGTAACTGGCTTTCAAGGCATTTATAGCAATCCAGCTACGTTGCCTTCACAAGTGGGAAATAGTGTAGCTTTTAACCCTAATAGTTCTGCCATTGCAGTAGCACACGATAGTACACCAAACATTTCAGCCTATCCTTGGAGTGGTTCCGGTTTTGGAACTAAATATGCAAATCCAGCTACGTTACCAGTTGGTGATGGAAGAGGTGTAGTTTTTAGCCCTGACGGGTTAAATATTGCAGTAGCTCACGGTACAACGCCATTTATTTCAGTTTACCCTTGGAGTGCTGGCTTTGGAACTAAATACAGCAACCCAGCTACATTGCCTACTGGTGCTGGTAACAGTGTAGCCTTTAGCCCTGATGGTTCAGCTATAGCAGTAGCACACAATCTAACCCCATTTATATCAACCTATCCTTGGAGTGGCAGCGCATTTGGTTCTAAATACAGTAATCCAGCTACATTGCCAGCAAGTACTGGAGAAGGTGTAGCTTTTAGTCCTGACGGTTCAGCTATTGCAGTAGCACACTTTAACACGCCATTTATTTCAGCTTACCCTTGGAGTGCTGGCTTTGGAACTAAATATACTAATCCAGCTACTTTACCAACTGGTAATGCACAAAGCGTAGCTTTTAGCCCTGACGGTTTAAATATTGCAGTAGGACACACTACAACACCGTTTATCACGGCCTATCCTTGGAGTGGTTCCGGTTTTGGAACTAAATTTGCTAACCCAGCTACATTGCCTACTGATACTGGAGAAGACGTAGCCTTTAGCCCTGATGGGTTTAACATTGCAGTAGCTCACGGTACAACCCCATTCATTACAGCCTATCCGTGGTCTGGCTCTGGGTTTGGAACTAAATATACTAACCCATCTACATCACCTCCTAATAGTGGAAAGGGCGCAGCATGGAGTACAGTGGGCGATGCTGTAGATGCACAGTTTATTGCAGTAGGTATGCTTTCAACGCCATGGCTGTCAGTATATGGTTGGGCTAACAGGTTTGGTGCTCGATTTGCAAATCCAGCTACATTAACCGGTGGTCAGGGATATGGCGTAAAATTTAGTCCTGATGGTTTAACTATTGCAATAGCACACCAATCATCACCTCGTATTTCGGCATATCCTTGGAGTACTTCTGGTTTTGGCACTAAATACAGTAATCCATCTACTTTACCTGCTGATAATGGAAATGACGTGGCCTTTAGTCCAGATGGTTTAACTATAGCAGTAGCGCACGATCTCACGCCATATATTTCAGTTTATCCTTGGTCGGGTTCAGGTTATGGAACTAAGTATGCAAACCCAGCTACGTTACCAACTGGTGATGGAAAAAGTGTAGCCTTTAGCCCAGACGGTTTAAATATTGCAATAGGTCATGAAATAACACCATTTATATCAGCTTATCCTTGGAGTGGTTCTGGTTTTGGTACTAAATACAGCAATCCAGCTACGCTTCCAACGGGTAATGGAGACGGTGTAGCTTTTAGTCCTGATGGTTTAAATATTGCAGTAGCAAGCACTTCATCACCATATATTTTAGTCTACCCTTGGTCTGGTAGTGGATTTGGAACTAAGTATGCAAACCCTGCCACATTACCTACTGGTAATGGAACACGCGTAGCCTTTAGCCCTGATAGTTTAAATATTGCAGTAACAAACACTTCATCACCATTCATTACCGCTTATCCTTGGAGTGGCTCCGGTTTTGGAACTAAATATGCAAATCCAGCTACATTGCCAGCAAGTACTGGAAGTGGCGTAGCCTTTAGTACTGATGGATTAAATATAGCAGTATCTCACAGTTCAACACCACGCATAGCAGCTTATCCTTGGAGTGGTTCTGGTTTTGGTACTAAGTACGCTAATCCCGCTACATTGCCTACCAGTGATGGAACAAGTGTAGCTTTTGGAACAATAAATTTTTAACTTAAAGGAAAACTATGACAGATAAAACAGTTGAAACACCAAAGACCCGTGAAGAAATCTTGGCGATGTCTCTTGAGGCTCGTGAAGCAGAGGTAATGAATTACCAGATTAATATCGACAACTACGCTATTGCGCTAGAAGAAATTGGTAACTTACCACCAGACGAGCGTAGTGAACTTTCTGCTTTTACAGATCAGCTTCGCACACTTTTGACTAGCGAGAAACTAGAGCAAAAGAAAGCCAAGATTATGTTGTCGGTTATCAAAAGACAAGTGGGGTAATCTATGTTCGCACTCATTCAAGATGGCGCTGTAAAGCAATATCCGTACAACTTTGCTCAGTTAAAAGCGGCAAATACCAATGTCAGCTTTCCTAGCACCGTCAGTGACGCAACAATGGCTGAGTACGGTGCAATGCGGGTGTACTTTTCTACACCTCCAGAGCTAACTGATACTCAGGTGCTAGAGGAAGACCCGCCCGTCTTTAGCAATGAAGACCTGCGTTGGACTCAGGTGTTGCGAGTGCGTGATATGACTGCTGAAGAAATAACTCAACGCAACGATACACAAGCTGCACAAGTTCGTACAGATCGAAACGCTTTGCTGTCAGCATCAGATTGGACACAAGTAGCAGATGCTCCTGTGGACAAAGCGGTTTGGGTTACATACCGCCAAGCATTGCGGGACATTTCTGCACAAGCTGGTTTCCCTTGGACTATTGAGTGGCCTGACGCACCATGAGTGATGATTCCACCAAGATAGCTGTGCATGAAGCGGTTTGTGCAGAGCGTTATGCCGCCATTGAGAAGTCTTTTATCAGTGGCGACAAACGCATGACAAGAATTGAATACTTGTTGTACATAATGATTGTGTGCGTTTTGTTCGGGCCTGGCGTAGCAGGCGAGCTTATCAAGACGATCTTCTTGGGGCTGTAAATTGATCCGTTCACCGCTGCCCTTGCCGCTATTGCCGCTATCAAGCAGGCCGTATCGTTTTACAAGGACTGCAAAGCGGCTTCTAAAGATGTCACCAACATCACAATGGAAATTTCTAGTTACATTGGTAAATTTTTTGATGCCCACGAACAAGTCAAAACCGCAGCCGCCGAACAAAAGAAAAATCCCTCAAAGAGTAAATCATTAAAAGCCCAAGCACTTGACAACATCTTTCAAGAGATGGAATTAGAGCGCCAAGCGGTAGAGTTAAGGGAATTGTTAATCTACGGCGTTGACCCCGCGTTGGGTGCGGTTTGGTCAAGGTTTCAAGAAGAGTTTGAAAGGTTGCAAGAGGAGCAAGAAAAGGAAAGGCTAGAGCAGGAAGCAAAAGATAGGATTGCACAATGGCAACGGCAAAAAATGCTAAACAGCCTGCAAGACAGAGCGCTAATAATCGGGGCGGTGATGATCGTTACCCTATACCTCCACCTCCTCTTCCAAGCAATCCGACAAATGACAATAACGAAATGGGATTCTTGATTGCTTTTCTTAGTTTAGTCATAGTGTTTGCAATTCTTTTGCCTATCATAGGCTTCATGTATCTTGACATTTTGGAAACAAAAGCAGAGACCAAGCGCCAGCAAGCGGTGGTGCAAAGATTGATCAATAAAGCGGAGGAAAACAAATGATTCCCATAGTCGCATCCCTATTGGGGACACTTGCCCAAAACGGCCTTACCTTGCTATCCAGCGCAATCCAAGCCAAGGGTAAGGAAGTAGTCGAAAACACTTTGGGTGTAAAGATACCTGACGACCCAACCGCAGAAGATGTCAGCAACCTGCGCCAGTTGCAGTTTGAGCATGAAGAACGCCTGCTTGAGTTAGGTATTGAGAAGGCCAAGATGGAACTGGCTGAACTAGAAGTGCTGGCAAAAGCCGCACAAAACGATGCTGACAACATCACAGACCGCTGGACAGCGGATATGACCTCTGATTCTTGGTTATCCAAGAACATACGCCCTATAAGCCTTATAGCCATTTTGGCGGCTTAT